TTACGGGTTTGACGCCAAAATACCTAAATTCGACGCTGTATGGGAAGAAACAGAGGATCTAAAAACCAAGATGGAATGGGTGGATAAAGTGGTCTCAAGGGTTCAGGTCCCTGAGACATGGTTTTTCGAACAGTTCAAGGTACCCATCCCCAAAAAAGGGGAAAAAACCGTGGGCGGATCTGAAATGGGTGTTGTGGCTAAGACGGATGCCCATCGGTACGCTGCGAAATCAAGCGCACAAAATGAAAACGAGGCGCACGAAAAGGCTTTGGCTGCACTTTCAGACAAGGTGGCTCAAAACGCCGATTTGGGGCCAATATTTGAAAAGATTAAAAATGCTCTGGTTGAGGCTGGAAGTTTGACGGATTTCCGGGATCGGATCATGGGCCTTGGCCCTGACGTGGATCAGAAAGCTTTTGGTGACATGCTGGCCCAGGCCATGACCGTGGCTGAACTTGCGGGGAGGTTCGACGTATGAGTGGAGCAGCTGCATACATGAACTTGTCTTTCGAAGCGGCGATTGCGTTTTTCAGGGCCAAGCTGAATATGCCTGCTGCAACATGGGACGCGATCTGGGGAGAGATGAACACCCAGGCGTTTACTGTGGCTGGGGCCATGACGGACGATATCATCGAGTCGTTCCGGATCGCGGTCGATCGGGCTGTTTCGACTGGTTCAACCCTGGCAGATTTTCGAAAAGATTTTAATGGGATCGTTGAAAAATTTGGATGGGGGTTCAACGGTAGTGCAGCCTGGCGGGCGGCTGTAATTTACAACACGAATTTAAGTGTCGCGTATCAGCGTGGCCATTGGCAACAAATGACAGACCCAGACGTTGTGAAAACACACCCGTTTTTACGTTATATCCGGTCATCGTCGGCAGAACCAAGACCGGAACACCAGCAATGGGCGGATCTCATTCTGCCGTGGGACCATCCCTTCTGGAGGACACATTACCCGCCGAATGGGTGGGGATGCAAATGTGGCGTGGTATCCATGAGTGAACGCCAGGTTCAGCGGCTCATCGACCAGGGCGTCAATGTCCAGAGAACGGAACCTGAAATCGAATACTACGATTATGAGGACAAGGTCCGTGACCGTGTGATCAAGGTGCCAAAGGGCATAGATCCGGGCTGGGATTACAATGTTGGGATAGATGGATTCAGGGGGTCGGTATGACAGGATCAGCCATTGTCGTCGACGTCGACACAAAACCCGTTTCCGACATGCTGAAGAAATTCAGGCACAGGATGGGTTCGTTAAAGCCTGCCATGAAAATTATCGGCCAGATCATGAGGACATCCATTGTCGAAAATTTTCAGAAAGGCGGTCGGCCTGACGCCTGGGAACCTCTGTCAGACGAAACACTGCTCACCAAAAAAGGGGACAAAATCCTAATCAATCAGGGTTTCGCAGGTGGTCTCATGGGAAGCATGCACTCTGAAGCAGGTGATGATTATGTGATGGTTGGAACGGATAAAAAATACGCGGCCATCCACCAGTTTGGAGGTAAAGCCGGACGCGGAGGCAAGGTGACGATCCCTGCCCGCCCGTTCCTGCTGATCCAGGATGAAGACATTGACGACATAACCGCAGAATTAAACGACTATTTGATGGGGTAAATCATGAATTTTACAACAGTCCGCATCATTGCGAAAATATCAGGCACCGGCGGGGATGTCCCTGAATGGGTGCTCCTCTTTGCCGAGGGGACCGGGACACTGGAAACTGGTGAAACCTACACGGTGGATAAAGCCGGGTTCGATACCCTGACGGCCAAGCTTTCAACGCGGGGCATCGATATTGTGTTCGACTACGAACACCAGACCCTGTCCGGAGAGAAAGCCCCTGCTGCCGGTTGGATCACGGCGATGAGGTATGACGACGGTGTGGGGATCATGGCCAAAGTGGATTGGACACAGGTGGCATCCGGCCACATCAAAAACCGGGAATACCGGTATTTTTCACCGGTTTTCGATGTCCGAAAGTCGGACGGGCGTGTGGTCGGGCTGCACAGTGTGGCGCTCACCAATAGTCCGAAAACAAACAACCTGCAACCGCTGGTTGCAAAAAAGGAGGCCGGTACGGCCCAAGGAGATGACATGGAACTGAAAAAGCTGATCGCTAAACTCGGCCTGCCTGAAACCGCCACGGAAGAAGACGTCCTGGCAAAGATCGGAGAGCTGGCAACGCAGAAAGACAAGACGGTTGAAGTGGTGGCCAAGGACATCAAGTCCGCCCTGGAGCTGAATGCCGATGATGATTTGTCCACGGTGGTGGCATCCATCCACGCCCTGAAACAGACCGCGAAAACCAACGTATCCAAGACTGATTTTGACGCCCTTTCCAAAAAGCTTCTGGATCGTGATGTGACGGAGATTGTGGCCAAGGCCATGACCGAAGGCAAAATTACGCCTGATCAGAAAGACTGGGCAACGGATTACGCCACCAAGGACATGAAGGGATTTGAAACCTTCGTTGCCAAGGCTGCGGTGGTTGTTCCGATGGATAAACTGGGGTCGCATACGAAGAAAGCACCTGACAATTTTGACGACGCAACCATGCAGGTGGCCAAGTCCATGGGCCTGACGGCTGAGGATTTGAAAAAATACGCATAACAGGCCAATGGCCATAAAAGGGGATCATCACCATGACAGAACGAAAAACACCCTGGAAGGACGGGGAACTGGTTTCATACAAAATGGCGGCCACAAAAATTGAAATGGGCAACGTTGTGGCCCTGGCCTCAGGTTATGCGACACATGCCGGTGATACGGCGGGTCACATCGTTGTCGGTGTCGCAGATGAAACCGTGGACAATTCAACGGGAAGCGCCGGTGATAAATCCGTGCTGGTTCGGAAACGTAAAGCGTTCAAACTAAAGAACCACGGAACCAACGTGCTGACCCAGGCGCTGGTCGGAGGGAGCGCATACGTCGCGGACAGCCAGACGGTACAGACCAATGCAGCCACAAATGACATCGTTGTTGGCAAACTCTTGGCTGTCGAATCGGATGGTGTCTGGGTCGCTATTGATTAGCATAGCGGTCACAATGCCTGAAAACATAAAACTATCAAGGAGGATATCATGATTGTTAACAAAGCGGCTCTTTTAGCCGTATTTACAAATCTGAACGTGATGCTGAATAAAAGCATTGCAGAAGCACCGAAACAGGACTGGGAAGATATTGCAATGACCGTCCCTTCGCAGTCGTCCGAAGAGGATTATGGTTGGCTGTCCGATTTCCCCCAGATGATTGAGTGGATCGGAGAGAAACAAGTTAAAACGATGGAGGCATTCGAATACGCTCTCAAGAATAAAAAATGGGAGTCCACCATCGGCGTCAAAATTGACGACATCAAAGACGACAAGTTGGGGATGCTATCAACAAAAATTCAGACCAGGGCATGGGCTGCAAAAGCATGGCCAGCCCGTTTGATGGCAACTCTCCAAAATGGATCTTTTACAGGCCTATGCTATGACGGGCAGTATTTTTACGACACGGATCATCCTGTAAAAGGTGCAAGTGTTTCGAATCGTTTGTCGGTTGCCCTGTCCGCCGCTACGTGTGCGGCTGCAACAGCAAGCTATGGCGCGGCACGAACGGCAATGATGGCTTTTACAGACGAAGATGGGGAGCTGCTCGGTCTGATTCCTGACACACTGGAAGTCCCACCGGCACTTGAAGCGGTCGCAAGAATCCTACTTGAGAAAGACAAACTCGTTGATAATTCGCCAAATCCGTTCCAGGGGACTGCGAAAGTTAAGGTTAACCCCCGCCTTACATCGTCAACAGCATGGTTTCTCCATATGACCACGGCTCCCATCAAGCCGTTTATTTTTCAGCTTCGGGAAGCACCCCATGCGGTGGAGCAGACTGGCATGGATGCGGATTCCGTGTTTATGCGAGGAGAGGCGCTTTATGGTCTGGAGTCAAGGGGAAACGCCGGATACGGTCTCTGGAAACTTTCCGTAGGGTCCACGGGCGCATAGTTCATTAACCGATAACGAACGAACAAGCACGGCAAAGTTGCCGTGCTTCTGGAGGACATATGATTAAGATCCAATGCACGAACGAAAAGGGATTCCGCCGGGGCGGGATACACCACCCAGCCGGGATCAGCTTCTACCCCGAGGATTTTTTCAGCGCTGAAAATCTGTCTCTGATCAAGGACGAACCCAAGCTGATGGTCCAGACAGGGCTTGAGCCCAAAGGCCCAGAAACAGCAAGCATGGACGAATTAAAAAAGGCTTTGTCTGAATTAAACGTTGAGTTCAATCCCACAGATCCGAGGGAGCTGCTTGTGTCTCGCCTTGCCGGTGTTATTGCCGAGAAGGAAAAAGGCGAAGGGGATAAACCCAAATCAAAGAAAGATAAGGCTGAATAACCATGGCTTACTGCACCCAGGACGATCTCCTCAAAATGATGGACGAAGCCGAACTGATCCAGGCCACCGATGATGACGGGGCCGGGATCATCGACGCTGCCAAGGTGACGCAGGCCATCGCCCAGGCGGACGCGGAAATCGACGGGTATCTGGGGGGCCGGTACTCGGTGCCGTTGTCCCCTGTGCCTGCGGTTCTCGTTCATTTGAGCGTGGATATGGCGATCTACCACATTTTGTCCAGACGTCTCGGCGCTCCGGAGTCTCGGCGTGACCGATACAAAAACGCGGTGGCGTTTTTCAAGAGCGTGGCCAAGGGCGATGTGTCTCTGGGGATGAACGACCCGGACGGCACGGGATCTGACAACAGGCCCGAATTCGAAGGCCCGACACGGATATTCTCCCGTGACTCCATGGCGGGGTATTGACCATGAAAAGCCTGATAATGGCCATCAAAACAGCGTTGCAGGGTGCGGCCATAACAGGGCTTCGGTCGGGGGATGTATATATCTCTCCTACTGTCAACTACATGCCTGAAACCATTCAGGCTCTGGGAATCGCGATTGTCCCAGGGCCTGAAAACCGGGTTGAAAAACTCGGGGGGCTGTTCGAGGTGACGCGCTCAGTTCGAATCGCCCTGTTTTCGTCCATGTTGAAACCCGACGCGTCGGTGATCGGTGATGCCAGAAACCCTGGCATTCTGGATACTGCTGAGTCGGTTGACGACGTGCTGCATGACAATTTTCTTGGATTGTTTGCCATAGAGAGCGCGTTTTGCCGGTCGATTTCCGAACCGGTGGTGTTCGGAGCCAAGGAGCAGTACGGGCGGTTTATTGTCCGGGTGGTCATGGATTATCAATACGAATCAGAGG